ATCAACAACAAGATTCTGCGTTTGATATAAAGGAGGTTGATGGTGCACCATTCTAAAACTAAAATAATACTTGGACCACCTGGCACAGGCAAGACACATAACTTATTAAACTTAGTAGAAGAAGAATTAGCCAAGGGCACTCCACCTGACCGCATAGCTTTTGTGGCATTTACCAAGAAAGCGGCAACCGAGGCTCGTGACCGGGCAATGAAAAAGTTTAATTTAGAGGAGCAACATCTTCCATACTTTAGAACTTTGCATTCATTTGCTTTTAATCAATTAGGATTAACAAAATCAGAGGTTATGTCACGTGATAATTATAAAGAGTTTGCACAGACATTTGGTATGGATTTAGGATCTGTTGCTGATGGTACAGAATCTGGTGGTGTAGTAACAACAGATAATATTTTAATTAATGAAATAAATTTAGCACGTATGAAATGTATGGATTTAGAGCATCATTATAATGAATCTAATTTACAAGATATGTCTTGGCATTCATTATTACGTGCACAAAGATCATTAGAAGAATTTAAAAAGAAAAAAGAAATATTTGATTTTACAGACATGATTGAATTATATTTAGATTCTGGTCCAATACCAAAACTAGAAGTAGTGTTTGTAGATGAAGCTCAAGATTTATGTAAATTACAGTGGAGAATGATAGCTAAAATAACACAGAATGCGAGAAAAGTTTACATAAGTGGTGACGATGATCAAGCTATATATAACTGGGCTGGAGCTGATGTTAAATATTTTATTGAGTTACCTGGTGAAGTAGAAACACTAAAACAGTCTTTTAGGTGTTCTTCTGTTATTCAAAATTTATCTAATGATATTATTAATAGAGTAAAATTTAGAAGAGACAAACAGTGGAAGGGCACAAGCAGAGAAGGCAAAGTGCAATACCATACATTTCCTTTTAGTGTAAATTTAAGAGATCCTGGTAGTTGGCTTGTTATGGCTAGAACTAATTATATGTTGGACGAGATAGAAAGAGACATACGATTACAAGGTATGTTGTACAAAAGAAATAATAAATTACCTATATCGGCTAAACTTTTAAATGCAGTGGAAGCTTGGAAAAAATTAAATGAAGGTCAAATTATACCACTTGTAGATATAAAAGACATATACTCATACATGTCAAGTCAGATAGGTATAGAAAGAGGTCACAAGACTCTTAAAATGGCTGATAAAGAACAATATGAATTAGAAGAACTTGTAATGCACCATGGGTTACTTATGGGAGGTAGGCCTTGGGATGTAGCATTTGACAAGGTGGGCAATAGAGACAAAGAATATTTGAGAGCTATAGAAATTAGAGGCACATTATCAAAAGATCCAAAGATAAATTTAAGCACTATACATGGTGCTAAAGGAGGAGAAGCAGATAATGTAATGTTGCTGACAGACTTATCAAGAAAGTCACAAGAAGCAATGGAAAAGGATTCAGATGATGAATGCCGTGTGTTTTATGTAGGAGCAACACGTGCTAGAGAAAATCTACACATAATAGAACCGCAGAGAGATGGAGGGTTTATAATATGAATTTTAGTACTGGCATAGCTCCTGTTAAGAGGAGCATGACAAAAGAAGAAATACTAGCAAAGGCTAGTGACCTTGTTTCTAATGATAGAAACAAATCACATGGTGATGCATTTAACAATCATGCAGAGATAGCAGAGTTTTGGAACATATTTCTTGATAAGAAATTAAGACCAATGGCTAATATTACAGCTGATGATGTAGCTATCATGATGATATTGTTAAAAATATCTAGACACACACAAGGTGAAAAAATTAACATGGATAACTTTGTTGATATGGCAGGTTATGCAGCAATAGCAGGAGAAATTAGTGACTCAGGATCTTTTTAAGACAGTTACATCACAATGGGTCGCACCTACGGAGTTCCCTCGCATAGAGGGACGCGTAGCGATTGACTTAGAAACTTGTGATCCAGATTTAATTAAACATGGTCCAGGGTGGCCAACAAAGAAAGGTAAGGTGATTGGTATAGCTATGGCTACTGCATCATTTAAAGCTTATTATCCTATTGCACACGATGGTGGTGGCAACATGGATGAAAAGAAAGTTGTAAAATATATAAAATCTATTTGTGAAGATGAATCAATAGAAAAAATATTTCACAATGCGCAGTATGATATAGGGTGGTTATGGGCGTTAAATATAGAAGTTAAAGGTAGAATACATGACACAATGGTTGCAGCAGCTTTAATAGATGAAAATAGATATTCGTACACTCTTAATAGTATAGTGCATGAATATTTAGGTGAATTTAAAAACGAACAAAAATTAAGAGAAGCAGCAGAAGCATTTGGCGTAGATCCAAAATCAGAAATGTATAAATTACCAGCAATGTTCGTCGGTGAATATGCTGAGGCTGATGCAGATCTTACATACAAGTTACATGAAAAGTTATCTTGGGAAATTGTAAAAGATAATCTTACAACTGTATACGATGTAGAATGTAAATTAATAAATGTCATATTTCATATGACACGTCGTGGTGTTCGTTTTGATGATAAGAAGTGTATGCTTTTAGAAAAAAAGTTTTACAACAAAGAAAAGAAGTTGATGAAAAGAGTTAAGGATTTAACTGGACTTGACATAGAAATATGGGCTGCAGCTTCTATTGCAAAAGCGTTTGATGCAATGAATTTACCTTACGAAAGGACAGAAAAAACAGATTCACCATCATTTACAAAAATGTTTTTAACAGATCATCCTCATGAATTACCAAGATTAATAATGCAGGCACGTGAATTAAATAAATTAAGAGGTACGTTTCTACAAGGATTAATGAATTACACAGAGAATGGGAGAATACATGCACACATTAATCAAATTAGGTCTGATACTGGTGGCACTGTGTCTGGTCGTTTTTCTTATAACCACCCTAATTTACAGCAGGTACCCAGCCGTGGTCAGTTTGCGAAAGATGTTAGGAAATTATTCATTCCTGAAATGGGTGAATATTGGCTCAAAGCAGATTACTCACAACAAGAACCAAGACTCTTGACACATTGGGCGTGCCTCGTGGACCAACCAGGTTCACATGATGTAAAAGAAGCCTATCAAAAGAAAGATTTAGACTTTCATCAACAAACAGCAGACATGGCAGGAGTGGATAGAAGATTAGCAAAAACAATTGGTCTGGGTGTTATGTATGGCATGGGTTACAATAAGCTTGCACGTGAGTTAGATCTTGAGCCACAAGAGGCAAAAGAAATGTTAAAAGACTTCCGTGGTAAAGTTCCTTTTATGCAAGGTATGCTTGAGGCTGTTATGAATCGTGCTAATTCTAAGGGCGTAATTAGAACTTTACTTGGTCGTAAATGTAGATTTGATCTATGGGAGCCTACATCTTGGGGTGTTCACAAACCCTTGCCTTTAAATCAAGCTAAGGTAGAGTATGGTGATGCTATTAAAAGATACGGCACATATAAGGCGTTAAATAGATTGATACAAGGTTCTGCCGCTGATCAAACAAAGAAAGCCATGGTTAATGTGTATGATGAATTAGGTGTAATACCTCTTATACAAGTTCACGATGAGCTTGATTGTTCTGTTAAGGACGAGAGACAAGCTAATCAAATAAAAGAAGTCATGGAAACATGTGTAGATTTACAAGTGCCATCAAAGGTAGATGTGGATCTTGGAGAAAGTTGGGGTGATAAATGACCTACGCTAGAGCTAGGCAAGAAAAGTATGTTAATACAGAAAAAGGAAAAGCTGCTGCATTACGTTCTAAATTAAACTATCAGAGAAAACTTAGAAACACAGAGGAAGGTAGAATTAAATTAAAGTATAGAAAAGTTAAATGCGAACACGGTAAAGATGTAGCAGATTGGTGGTTAAAACAAGAACCACTGTGTTATATTTGTGGTAAAAATGTGTCATATGAAAAAGCACCTTCAAGAAAAAAAGGTAGAAGCAATCTCAATGAGTTAGTTATTGATCACAATCACAATATAAAAAAATTCATACCTAGACATTTGTTGTGTCAACGGCATAATCTTGGTTATGGTATGTTTCAAGAAAGCATAGAACAATTGCAACGAGCAATAGAATATAAAAGGAGATATGGATGAAGTGGTTATGTGTTACTTTATTAATTTGTTTAGATTTTACTCCAGAGGTAGATTATACAAACAACTCAGAGTTTATTGAATATGTTAGATCATGTGCTGTGCATCACAATTCTTTATATGAAGAACACGAAAGAATACCAGTATCCATTGTAGTATCACAAGCAATACATGAATCAAATTGGGGCACATCTAGGTTTGCTGTAGAAGGCAATAACCTTCTTGGGATCCGCACCTTTGATTCTTCTGATGATCAAATGAAGCCACTTAATAAACCTAATGTGAGCTGGGGGCTTAGGATCTTTGAAACTAAGTGCGAATCCATTGCATATTATATTGAATTATTAAATAATAACCACCACTATCAAGAATTTAGAGAGGAAAGAGGTAAACAATATTTTAATGATGCTGTTGACCTAGAAAAACTAATTATGACACTTGCAATATATGCTGAAGATGTGTATTATTCGCAAAAAATCATCATAACATTGAGGGAACTACAGGCCTATGACAGAGACTAAAAAACCCGGGTACCGAGACCAAGGCAAAGCCAGAGCTGGTAATGTCAAAAGCAATTTTGCAATTAACCCAGAACAAATGGAGTTTGAAAGAAGAAAAGTTCTTGAACAACTATCTACAAAGGTTGACCAAAAAAGGCTTAATAATATGGCTGCAGTAGCAGCTACAGTAGAACCTAAATATTTTAAAACTACAAATTTAACAAAAGCAGGTAAACCAGCAGAGTATGACAGTACAGAGGGTAAGGGTGAACAACGTGAACCTACCATGCGTATATTGTCATTAGGAGCTGGTGTACAATCATCTTGTTTAGCTTTAATGGCACAAGAAGGATTAACAAAACATAAACCAGATTATATGATATTTGCTGACACTGGGTGGGAGCCTAAGTTTGTTTATGAGCATGTAGAGTATCTAAGAAAAGCTATAACGATTTGTCCGCTGATCACTGTAGAGAGAGGAAACATCAGAGAAGACCTTATCAAAGCAGCGAACCCAGTACCAGGGTCTAGAGAAGAGGAAAAGTCGTTTGCTGGACGTGTACCAAACCCACCGTTGTTTGCTGCACGTAAAGGTGGACGTGTGGGGATGCTTTATCGTCAGTGCACACATGATTATAAAGTTATCCCTATACAAAAGAAAATTAGAGAATTATTAGGTGTAAAACCTAGGCACAGAGTGCCTAAAGACATGATTGTGGAACAATGGATAGGTATATCTACAGACGAAGCTATGCGTATGAAAAACGCTAGATTGCCGTGGTTGACATCACGTTGGCCTTTAATAGAAATGGGTATGTCCCGTATGGATTGTCTTAACTGGTATAAAGATATAAAGAAACATCCTATGCCTGGTAAATCATCCTGTATTGGTTGTCCTTATCATCACAATGATCAATGGAAAAACATGCAAAAAAATTATCCAGAGGATTTTGCTGATGCTGTAGAGGTAGATAATTTAATTAGAAACGGATTAAAAAACTCAGAAGCAAAGTTGTATTTACATAAATCAGCTAAGCCATTAGGAGAAATAGATTTCTTAGAACCAAAGAAACAAGCGTCATTATTTGGTGAAACATTTGATGAAGAATTTGCAGATGAATGTGAAGGTCTTTGTGGAGTATGATCCGAACTACGCGCGCCCAGGACCTGAATTTAAATGTTTTGTTTGTGGTAAATGGTTTAAAGAATTACTATATTGGATAGATAAGAATTTTTATCCAATGCAAAAATATAAATTAACATTTTTGTGTAGTGCAGAGTGTTCATTAAAAGGAGTAAAACATGAAGGAAAAAATATTAACTAGAAAAAAAGAATTAGAAAAACAAGCAAAAGATCTTGTTGATAAAATTAATCAAGGAAGAGAAGCAATTAGAAATATGGAGTCAAGTGTTGGACAAATACAAGGTGCAATACAACAATGTAATTGGACAATTGACGAGTTGGAGCTTAAAGATGACACACCAGTGGCGAAAAAATGAGGAAATGGGGGTTTGGGACCCTGGTGAAAAAACGGCTGTTTTCCGCCAAATAAAAAAGCTCATAATTGCCCGGTATCGGGCTTTAAGAGAGTGGGCTGTGTGTTTGTACCCGGGTAAAAGACTAAAATGACCCAATTATTTGTCTTAGTGATAAGTTTGTGGGGTTTTGACGGCGACGAGTGGTTATACGTTGGAAATCAAATAGTTTATAACGAACCGATGATAAAGGAGGAGTGCATGAAGATGAGAGAAAATTGGTCGTGGCATCAAGGTAATGAATATTATCGTTTTTCAATAGAATGCCATGAACAGTAAATACGTCTGGCAGTGGTATTGGGGTTATGATTGGTTAAATAATAAAGTTAAGAATATTTATTTTGGTCCAAGGTTATCTTGGATGAAATTATTTAAGAAAGAGAAAAAAAATGAGAAAAAAGTGGACAGAAGAAGAAATAAAATTAGTAAAAGAATTAAAAAAAAAATATAGTGCATCGCAAGTTGGATTATATTTTGATGTAACAAAAAATTCTATCATAGGATTGTTATATAAAGAAAAATTAAAAGAGGGTTATGTGCCAGCTCCTGATTCAAAATACACTAGAAGAAAAAATTTATGAAACACGATAAATGTGGCACGCCAGATTGTTGTGGTAGGTGCGTGGTAATAAAAAGAAAATTAGATAGATACCTACAGGTGTTAAGTAATATAGATTCAGATCAAGATAAATTTTTGTGGATTATGGATTTTGGTAAAAATTCTAAACCTATGGAAGAAGAACATAAAGTTAAATCATTTGAAGTTCCTGGTTGTCAATCCCAGACGTGGTTGGTACCACACTTTGTTGAAGATAAAATATATTTTACGGCTGATTCAGCTGCGCTTATATCTAAAGGCATGGTTAATATTATTGCAGACGTGTACAGTGGCTCGAGCGCCCAGGACATTAATGAGTTTGATCAAAAAGAATTTGAGAGAATGAATTTAGATTCACTGTTAACACCAGGTAGAAACAATGGTGTACATAGTATGTTAAAAAAAGTTAAATTTTATTCAAGAAAGAACGCCGACAACCCACAAAGCAACGAAGCAGCCTAACATAAAAGTTGCAGGTTCCATTATTTACGTTCTACAATCTTTTTTATTTTAAGCACACCTTCTGAGTCTGGCTCTAATTCTGCTACTACTTGACCACACTCATAGCGAATAACATTTGATCTGCTGTCCGATAAGTTGCGTTCACTTTCTCTCTTAACTTTGAGGCAGTGTGATAGACCATCTGTCTTCATAAACCCATCCATAGACCCGTTTACTATCATCATCATTGCGAATACTGTCTCAACTACCATTGTATCTCACCTTATCTTTTAATTCTTCTACGTCCCTTTGTAGTTTTTCAACCTGTGTTTTTAAAAAGTCTATATTTATATTATTACTTTCAATAGATTGTATTTCTTTTTCCATGACTTCATTTTGTCCTGCAACAAATTCTAGTAACATATACTGCTCCTGATCGACTGGCGTCTGTTCAGCTTTTTTAAGTAAGTCAGCTTCCATTAATTGTCTTGCAGTCTCAAGTTCTGTCAGCCTTTGAGTCAAATCGCTGTAGGCGAAGATCCCAATCCCTATGGCCATGATTAGGCCAATTAAATTTCTCATGGGCATGCTTATAGCTGTGTTATCTGATATTTTCATGATGCTCCTAGTGGGTTTTCTAAAGCACGTTTAATTCTTTTATCTATTTTCTCTTCTAGTTCTGATTGTGCTTCTTTTATATCAGCTTCTAGTTTTTTCATGTCATCTTCTATATCCTTAATAGTTATTTTTAATTCTTGTGCACTATCTCTAGAGTCTTCTTTAGTTTGTTGTTCAACATCATTAACAATTTTTTCAACACGTCTAACGTCTTGCCTTAAATCATTCTTCAACTCATTAGCCACATCAGACACTAAACGGATTTCCGACATCATCATTTCCATTTCTTGCATGAGCATATCAATCTCAGTCTGAATAAGTTCTGTCTTGCTAGACATTTCTTCTTTTGTTAGCGCAATGTTCTTATCAAATTCTGATAGGTCCGGAGCTACATAGTTCTGTATCTGTTCCTTCATGTTAAGGTAGTCTTTATAAAATTCAAAGCCACCCCATAGTCCACCACCAGCTGTGGTAAGTGCAGTCAATACCAGGAATATCTTCCCGCCACGAAACTTAATGCCTGCTACTTCTAGTTCTGCCACTGACTCTCCTCGATTTGATTCATCAGGCCATCGCTTCCAACGAATAAAAAATAGCCTGCCATATTATTATCTTCTATCTTTGTATCAGGAATTATCATATCTGTAAAGAATCCAACTCTATCTTCTAGCTGTTGCTGGGTATCAAAAAATGTCTTTGTATCCCCCAAAACTTGCATGACAATTAGGGTTTTGGTTTGATTTGTAGAGTCATATCTACCTTTATCCCCCATTTTTTTTACAATTTTTTTAGCAGCTTTTTCTTTTTGCTCTTGTTTTTTTACAGGTTTCTCATTGTCTTCACTCTTATCGGTTTCACCCTTATCATCTGATTCTTCCATATCTTCTGGTTGATCTTCATCTGTTTTAGTCTCTGATACGCTCTCTTCGTTCTCTGGCTCTTCAGCCACATCTTCTTTAGGCTCCTCAGTAGGTTCTTCAATAGGTTCATCTTTTACCTCCTCCATTTCTGGTTTAGATTCCGGCTCATCCATTTCCGGTTCATTCATAGGTTCTGGTTCTATATCTGGTTCTTGCATATCTATGTCCATTTCCATATCTGGTTTTGGCATATCCATTTCAAATTCCATCTCCATTTCCATCTCCATTTCAATATCCATAACTGCTACTTCCATTTCATCCATATTCACATCAGGCATATCAAAATCCATGTCTGGCATTTCAAATTCTATATCAAATTCAAATTCCATTTCCATCTCAACAGTTTCATAAGACATTTCCATGTCAGGCTCTTCAAATTCTGGTTCAAAGTACATGTCATCACCTGGTCCATCTACAACAATATCATTATGTTCAAAAATATTCTCAACAATATCAATAACTTCTGTCTCTGTACTACCACCCATTGCTACCCACATTTCTACTGTAGTTATGGTTTGGTTTACAATTGTCTCTACAACATTGTATAATACGTTTATGGTAATATCATCCCATAGCGGTCCAATTGCTAAGTTGATATCGCGTCCACCAATTTCTATAACTAATGTTGTAACTGATCCTGCAAAGTCAAAGCCACCTGCATATTCTTGAAATCCACTTGTTACACCTGATTCAGATAATATATCCGTGCCACTAAATACATTTGTATTACCATTACGTCCTGTTACATGTAAGTATATGCGGTCTTGTGCGTCTTGTTTGTCAACTTTTATTGTGTAATTTGTTCTCCCTCCGTTCTCTATATCTAGTGATGATATGTCTACAGTATTAATAAATGTAGTGCCCATACCAGGCACACCCATTGTTGATGTTGAGTTACCACTACCTGTTATTTGTGCACATTTATCTGTGCCTAATCCATAGCAACTATTACCAGAGGGCATTGTTGCAGGACCTTGGCCACCCCAATCCTGGTCGGCATCACCTTCGTATCTAGGCTGTACAAAACCATTATCACCGTCAAGTATATCACCTGAATCTTCTGTAGTTACAGTTGTCGTGGTTGTTGTAGTTGTGGTTTCTGTTATTATTGTGTAGCCATCAGAACCGTGCTCCGTGGTTTCTATTATATCTTCTACTATTGTTTCTTCTACACCTGGCGTACATATTCCTGTTGCTGTAACAGGACACTCAGCTCTAAGGGACGAAGGCAACAATGCCAGAATGCATAACCATGCCAGCAAGAATAAATTTGAGAAATTTTTGTCCATCCGTTAATCCAGGTTTTTTATTTTCTTCTTTTTTAACCATCTCTACTTTCTTAAATACTTCTGATCCTTCAGGTATCATGTCAGCGTTAGCTTCCCATTTCTCACGTGCTTCATCGCCGATAGAACCCATGTAAGGACAAACTGTGCCTGCCATATACATTGCATCCCAAACACGAGGGTCAGCACATAATGTAGATACTGCAGCAACTTTCATGCCCATTGAATAAAGTGATCGTGATAATTTTATACGTTCACAGTTTTCATCAGTGATTGTAATACCGCTGCTAATACCGAGGATCTGGGTTTGTACGGCGCCCGCAGCTGCTGTCTTACACACGTCAGAGTTGTTTACTACAACACTAGGTGAGTTAGCAGTTGGTGGTGCCTTGTCCGTTACCACGGTCGAAGACACCGTTGTATTTGTATCAGCACTGTTTACATCTGTTGTTACTGCAACAAACGTAATAGCTGTCAAGAGAAAAATTAATGTTTTCATAGTGTGTTCAATCCTTGTATAGGAAAAGCATCGAAGGGTAAACAATAACCTGTAGTAACTAATTTTTGTTTATATTCCAATGGTTTAGACTCATAAATGTTTAAATAACTTGCAAGTGCTTCCATACATTCCTCTTCGTTAGAATACAAAAAAGCATTGTGTTTAACCGATGGCATTCCAGGTTGGGACATTAGTAAAAGTAATAACCAAACTTTTATCATTTTTGTTCCTTTAGATCGTAAAAATAATTTGTATCATCTCCTGCTGTCCATTTAGATTTATTTTCTACAGAGTAATATTCTGTTGACACTTTAAAATCAGGTTGCTTTGTTTCTGATGGTGTAAGAGATTTGTCATAATAAATAATTCTGTTGTTAGGTTGTGCTGCATAGTGACCATTATCAAGTTCTATTATGTTAAATGATTTATGTTCTTCTGGCACTTCACTGTAGCTGGTGTTTAATGTGTTATGGTCAGAGTGACAATTGTCAATTGTAAATAAATATTCTCCGTGATGCCATTTTTTAGATGGTGATAAATATTTGCAACGTACACCTGCAAGCGATTGTTTTTCTATAATCGTAATGTGGTAGCTAAATGCATCCCATAGTTCTAACTCTTCTAATGGAAGATTATCTTTAATATCAGGGGAAGTAACAAAAGCACTGATAGGGAGCTTATCATAAAGAGCACCATATTCCGGCAGATACGTTTCAAAGTAGAGCGCTCGACCTTGGATAGATTTACAACTAATCCAAACACCTTCTACAAATTCTCCGTATCCTTTTTGATGATCATATAAATATTGTTTCTTAACAAAAACTTTAACAGGAGGTAGGTTTGCTACCAAATATGCCATTATGGTTTTCTTTGCTGTTTTTTATATTCTTTTGTCAAGTATTTATTTACAGCTGATTTACTGTAATCTTGTTTCATAAGTGTTTTAGAAAACTTCTCTGCTCTTTCGCTTGCAGATTTAAAATCTTTGTCAAGCTTTTTTACATCTGATTTTAACTTTTGTTTGTCTGATGCTGCTTTAAATGTTTTTAATCTTTTTTTAGGATCGATACCCTTTTTTTTATTTTTGCTAAGAGCTTTACCAAACCCTCGTAATGCTGCTCCAAATATACCCATTATTTACCCCTCATGTAAGTCTTGTTAGGGTGGTAGTATAACCATTTTAAAAATTTATTCCAGTACTTTAGCATGCCTTTGTTAATTGGGGACCCCCTGCAACGAATGCGCCTGGGGTCCACCGAGATGAAATGAAGTTGAGAACATTACGTGTACATTACCTGCGACAATTTAGCAAGAAAAAAGTTATTTTGTCCTTGTTTTGTTCTGATACCTGTGCTATATAATATGTAAATGAGGATGGTGCAACATTCTCAGAGTATGGCTGAACAACTGTAACAAGGTAGTAAGGCACAGTTCTCGCAAAGTATGGTCGCATGACTGAGGGTGTGAGGGTTGGTACTGAAGTACTGGTTAAATAGGAATATTTGACTTGTCGGGAAAAGGTTGGGGGTAGTCAAAGAATCCCCCTACTCACTTAACTAAATAGGAGAAATAGAATGATATCTAAAGAAAAATTTACAGATTGGCTTAGCAAATCTACACGCAATGATAAGGTCACGTATTACCGTGGTTTCTTATTTGCACCACATTTACAGAAGCTATCGCCAATGGACGAAAAAAGACCAAATAAAATTAGAGCACATGCTTGGTATTTGTACATGTCTGGTTTAGTAGAACTTGTGCAAAAGAAACATGGTGACTTTGATTACGAATATATAGCTATAAGAAAATGATTGACATTATTATGTTTTTGATCATACCGCTGAAAATTGCCTTGGCACTTTATTTGACATATCATATTTATGCATGGGTGTTAGGGCTATGAGCGGTCCAGTTATAAAAGAAGTTAGTATACATGATGAATTAAAACGCGCACGTGACGCGTTTTATGATGCAATGTTTAGAGGTGACGAAGAAGAGATGCTGGCAGCAAACAATGCTGTTGGTTATTATGAATCAATGGGTGGGGTATCGTGCCCCGAGTACCCAGGTTTTTAAGGAGAAATAGAATGGAGTTATTAGAAGCAGCAAAAAAAATAAATGATATATTGGCTGAATCAGCAAAAACTGGTGATAGTGTGCCAACTGTATTAGATAAACTTAGTGAAGTTAAAGTGCATGGGGTTGTATTCCCACGCATTATGCTAGTTGAATTGATTGGTGAATATGCAGATAAAATAGCAAAAAACGTAGAACCAGATATGCAACACAGTTTTGATGAAGCTGAACGTAAATGGAGTAAAATGAATTAATGAAAAAGAAACTAAATACACCAGAAGAACAAAAGCACGCTGAACTGCGTGATGCTATAATAAAAGAACGTCCACAAGAGTGGGACCATATACAGAAAGAACGTCAAAAGATACGTGCTGCACGAACCGAAGCGGCATTAGCAGAAGCAGAATCAAATCCTACTAATCCTACAGTGACCTTTACGCAACCTGCAGAAGGCACGAAGATTGGTGGTATGGAAGCTTTTCATGTAGAGAAAGGAGAAGAGCGACATACTTACCAGATTGTTACAAAGCGTGAAATTACGTTTAGTTACATGATTCGTGCAAAGAATGAAGAAGACGCAATGATAAGAACATTGTCTTTTGTGAGTAAAGATGGTAGTGGTCAACGTGAAGATCTTAAACGTCCTATGTATAATAGTAAACCTATGATACGTGAATGGATAGATAAAATAACCAAGCTATCTTAGATGGACATCAATACTGTACCGAAAGTTACTATTACGTGGTTAGATGCGCGTGATACTGAAACAGGTTGGATTGATATAAAAGATATTATAAATGCGCCACTTGCCGTTTGCCAGGAGACTGGTTGGATGGTCGTGAATAATAAAGAAAAGATCGTGATTATGCGATCGTGGTGCGTGGACCGGGATGATAACCATGGTGGTGGTGCTATTGCCATACCAAAAGGTTGGGTAACAAAGATAGAATATTTAAAGGAAACACATGCAGACGTACGAAATTAATTTATGGCTAGATAAAAAGATAATAGAAAAGATAGTCAAGCAGTTTGAAAAAGATGAGGATGTATTAGAGTATATAGCTAATAATTTTGATACTAAACCAGACCCAGAATATCCGGCACTTGATCCAGAACGTGGTTATACAAGGCCAAAAGCATCAGATTATATAATTACATGGTCACGTGTGCATACTTATGTACGCAAAAAAGGTCCTAATAGAATACAATTAACAGAGGAAGAAAAAGAAATACAGAAGACACTAGAGAGATCTATAACAAAAGAAGCTATAGATGAGTGGGGTCGAGATGAAATGTTAAACCAAGTTAGACAAGATTATTGGAGCAACCCAGATGCAAAAGGCCTTGAAGAAAAAAGATAAACAGGGGCTAACACCTCGTCAAAAAGAAGTATATGACATTATTAAGGGCTACATAAAACAAAATGGATATGCGCCTTCATATGAAGAGATAAAACAATACATGGGGTCTAAATCTAAGTCACATGTGCATGCATTTGTGCAGCAATTAATCAACAGAGGTTGGATAGGAAGAGGAAATGGCAGGAATCGGTCAATTTTTATTTTGTAATGTGTCACCTATAGTGATATATTTGCTCAAAAGTTTTTTTTATTTTGTTACCGGGAACCAAACTGGTGCCACAGTGACACAATTGGTG